CGGTGCTATTGTAGCCCAAACTGCTGCGTTAAGCTTTGGCTTACAGACAGGTTATTCAGCATCTGTAAACGTAGTTCATACAACACCATTAGTTGTTTTATCTAACTTTGTTGGTCAGCCATCAGGTACAGGGTTATTAGATGCTGCTGCTACTTTACCTGTTACTCCAACTCGTTTAATTTTGCTTGATACATTATTGACAGGTGCAATTACAACTCAAGTATTGGGCGGTAATAACTATGACTTCCAAGACGGTATTATTATTCCTCCTGGCGGTTTCATAGCAACTTACACTTCTGCTGCTTCTGTTGCATCATCATTGGTATTTGGTCTTACTTGGGAAGAAGTTTCAATAACATTATGAACCTAGATGAAATCATAACTGTGTTGCAAAACAAGGTTAGAGTTTTAGAAAACGCTAAGAGTGCTTCTATTGCTAATGGTGATATGAGTATTCTTGGCGATCTAGAAGTAGAGATTTTAAGTACACAAGCTTCATTAGATAAAATTAAGACTTTAAGCTAATATGAATAATTTTTTTAACGGCGCGTTCTTTTCAGGCGGTTTTTTTGATACTATTGTAGCTGCCGTCCAACAAGTTTTAATTGAAATTAGGTCGTTTACGCAATCTAGGAGAATATAATGTCAGTCAATTTAAAAGCCATAACCACAAGGTTAGGATACCAACAGATCACTTCTTTAAGTGCATCTACTGGTTTAACTGTACCTAATCGTGATTTAAATGGTTTAAACCAAAAACCTGTTATTGCGTTAATAACACCTGAAAGTCAAGCAGTTCGTTGGCGCGATGATGGCATTGCACCAACTGCATCTGTTGGTATGCCCCTAGCTGTTGGTGTAACTTTGCAGTATGATGGTGATTTAACACAAATTAAATTTATTGAACAAGCAGCAAGTGCTAAAATAAACATAACTTATTACGCTTAAAGGTAAATCATGGACATTTCTAACGGCTCTGGCGGCATTGATTCTAGTAAATTTATTGATTACTTTACTAAGCAATTACCTTTAGATTTAGCTCAAATGGCTACTTTGCGTGACGAATTAGAACGTCGTCAAGGTGCAATGACTGCAGTTGATGATGCAAATAAAGCTAAATTAGAAGCAGATGGCATATTAGCATCTGCAAAAGCTGAAGCTGAAGATTTAGTTAAACAAACTAGCTTACAGAAACAAATTGCTGATAAACTAATAACAGATTTAAATGAACAACAAAAAGCATTAGATTTAAAACAAATTAGTTTTGATAATCAAGTTGATTTTCAAAATGCAGAATTAGTCAAACGTACTAAAGCCGCTAATAAAAAAGATGAATCTTTAGTTGAACGTGAGATTGCAGTAAAACAAAAAGAATTAGATAATTTAGCAAAAGAAGCTGAATTAAAACAGTATCAAGTTGAATTGGATTCACGTATTAAAGCGTTCCAAGACAAAGTTAAGTTACTTAGTATTTAATTGTACTGGTGCGATACACCAGGGATTCTTAGGAGTCATAGATGTCTGAAGAAATAGAAGTAGTCTTAGCGGACACCAATGCCGCGCCAGATCAGGTTGCAACGACTGCGCCTGAAACTGAAGTAGTAGCGTCGGAAGCAGTAGAACCAACAGTTGAATCGAAAACCTTCACACAAGAAGAATTAGATGCAGCTATTGGGAAACGACTTGCAAGAGAACAACGTAAGTGGGAAAGAGATCAGAACGCCAAGCAAGCAGAAATGCAAGCCAAGCGCGCGATTCCAGCAGAAATCCCGTCAGTTGATTCGTTTGCCTCGCCTGAAGAATATGCTGAAGTATTAGCAGAACGTAAGGCAGAAGAACTGATTGCTAGACGTGAACAAGCTAGAGCGCAGTCTGAACTTTTAGAGTCTTATCACGACAAAGAAGAAGAAGCTCGGAATAAGTATGATGACTTTGAACAAGTCGCATACAACCCCAAGTTACCAATTACTGACGTGATGGCTCAAACGATTCAATCTTCCGAGATTGGCCCTGACATGGCTTATTACTTAGGGACTAATCCGAAAGAAGCTGAACGTATATCTCGCTTATCGCCTTTTATGCAAGCCAAAGAAATAGGGAAGATTGAAGCTAAATTAAGCGACAACCCTCCTGTAAAAAAGACTTCAAGCGCCCCTGCGCCGATTGCACCTGTCAATGCTAGAAGTTCTAGCGCGCCAGCGTACGATACAACTGACCCACGTTCGATTAAGAACATGAGTACGTCAGAATGGATCGAAGCTGAACGAACCAGACAGATCAAGAAGCTAGAGGCATTGAGAAACCGCTAACTATTTTTTATTAAAAGGAATTAACTATGTCAAATTCGATCTTAACGATTGATATGATTACAAGAAAAGCACTCGAAATCCTCGAGAACAATCTTGTACTCACACGCAATGTAAACCGCCAATACGACGATTCTTTCGCCGTTGAAGGTGCCAAAATTGGTTCAACACTCCGTATCCGTCTACCAGACCGTGCTTTAGTAACTGACGGCGCCGCCTTGCAAGTTCAAGACGACAACGAACAATACACAACATTGACTGTTGCAAGTCAAAAGCACATTGGTGTTAACTTTACTTCTGCTGAATTAACAATGCAGTTAGATGATTTCGCAGAACGTGTTCTTAAGCCACGTATTAGCCAATTAGCATCTTCTATTGATGCTGACGTAGCTAACGCATACAAAAACATTTATCAATCTGTTGGTAGCCCAGGCACAACTCCAGCTACTTCTTTAGTCTTGTTGCAAGCTCAACAAAAATTAAACGAAGCTGCTGCTGTTATGTCTCCACGCTACGCAACTGTTAACCCAGCAGCAAACGCTGGTTTAGTTGAAGGTATGAAAGGTTTATTTAACCCTACAGATACTATCAGCAAGCAGTTTAGAAACGGTATGATGGGTATGGGCGTATTAGGATTTGAAGAAATCAACATGAGCCAATCTATTAAGCAACATACAACTGGTGATTGGGGAACTACAATTACTGTTACTTCTGCTGTATCTACTCAAGGTTCTACTTCATTAGGTATTAGCTTTACTGGTTCAAGCAAAACTTGGGCTGTAGGCGACGTATTTACTGTTGCTGGAGTATATTCAGTTAACCCACAAACGCGTGAGTCTACAGGTAGCTTGCAACAGTTTGTTGTAACAACAGCTGCAACTGGATCTTCAACTGCTACTTTAACAGTATCTCCAGCAATGTATACATCAACTAATGCCTTGGCAACAATTGATGCGTTCCCTGCAGCTAGTGCTGTTGTAACTATGTTAGGTTCTGCAAATAGCCAATACGCTCAAAACTTGGTATACCACAAAGATGCAATTACTTTTGCAACTGCTGACTTGTTGTTACCACAAGGTGTTGACATGGCGTCACGTCAAGTTCATAACGGTATCTCTATGCGTGTTGTACGTCAGTACGATATTAATAATGACCGTTTACCTTGCCGTATTGACGTTCTTTATGGCTACAGTACAATTCGTCCACAAATGGGCGTGCGTATGTGGGGATAACCCTAATCGCTCCCACGCAAGTGGGGGCTTTTTTAATTTTTAAGGAGATTTATTATGGCATTACCTAATGGAGCAAATGGTTATCAAGTTGGTGATGGTAACTTAGATGAAATCGTTATGGGAACTCAAACCGCCCCTGTAGCTAAAACAACAACAGCAACGCTAACACCTGCTGAATTAGCAACGGGCTTAATTACTTACACTGGTTCAGCATTAGCTTTGACAGTACCTACAGGTGCTGACTTAGATGCTGCTTTTGGTAATATGAAAGTAAATAGTTCTTTTGATTTCAATATTATCAACATCGGCGCAACTAACGCGGCAACTGTAACGGCTAATACTGGTTGTACTTTAGTTGGTGTTGCTGCGGTTTCTGCGGCTACGGCTTGTACATGGCGTGTGCGTAGAACTGCGGATGCAACGTACGTTTTCTACCGTATCGCTGGTTAATATTAATTCCCCACTTCGGTGGGGATTTTCAAAGGAAAAATTATGCCTAATACCAAACCAGTAGGGGTAGCCTACTCAGATCCTGAGCTATCAGGCGGTACGATTGAAAACACACCTATCGGTGCTACAACACCTAGTACTGTTGTAGGTACAACTGTGTATGCTTCAAGTGAAATTGGTTACTCCGCTGCAGCTGGCGGTTCAGTAACTCAATTAACAAGTAAGTCTACAGGTGTGACTTTAAACAAGTCATCAGGTCGTATTACAATGAATAACGCTGCGTTAGCCTCAAGCACAAGCATTTCATTTACTTTAACTAATTCTTTGATAAGCACTAACGATACGATTGTTCTTAACATTTCTGGTGGTCAAACAACGGCTAACACTTACAACGCATGGGTTGATAGTTTAGCAGCTGGATCAGCAGTTATTACTTTAAGAAACGTCAGCGGTGGTTCTTTGTCTGAAGCAATTATTTTAAATTACGCCGTTATCCACGGTGCTTAAAAATAGGGGGCTTCGGCTCCCTATCTTATTGAAAAAACTATGCCAATAATTTATTTAAAACATCCTGATCACGGCACAAAAATTGCTACTATGGAGTTAGAAGCAGAATTTGATGAAAAAAATGGTTGGGTAAGGTATACTGACGATACGCTATTGGAAGAAGTAATTGCGGCTCCAATCAACACGTTGGAAGTAAAAAGACGTCGTAAAACTATCGAATAAAGGTGAGCTATGGCAACTTATACCGCCAACGATCAAATTAATGGTGCATTGCGTTTAATCGGTATGCTTGCCGAAGGTGAAACTCCTTCTGCCGCCACATCTCAAGATGCTTTGCTTGCTTTGAATCAAATGATTGATTCATGGTCAACTGAGCGTTTATCTGTGTTTTCTACACAAGATCAAGTGTTTACTTGGACACCTAATTTAATTAGTCGGACATTAGGGCCATCAGGCGACTTTGTTGGTAACAGACCAATTCTGTTAGATGACGCTACTTATTTTAAAGACCCAACCAACGGTATTTCGTTTGGTATTAAACTAATTAACCAACAACAATATGATGGTATTGCCGTTAAAACCGTAACTTCTACGTATCCACAAGTCATGTGGATTAACATGGATTATCCTAATATTGATATGTATGTTTATCCTGTGCCAACAAAAGCATTGGAATGGCATTTTATTTCGGTAACTGAGTTAGATCAGCCTGCTAGTTTATCAACTACGATTGCGTTTCCCCCAGGTTATTTAAGAGCGTTTAGATACAACTTAGCCTGTGAGATAGCGGCTGAGTTTGGTGTTGAAGCACCGCCATCTGTGGCTCGCATTGCAATGGCTTCTAAGCGTACGCTTAAACGTATCAATAATCCTGACGACATTATGTCATTACCATACAGTATTGTTGGTACTCGTCAGCGCTTTAATATATTTGCTGGTAATTACTAATGCAAACCCCAATATTGGGACAAGCCTATGTTGCTCGGTCAGTCAATGCGGCTGACAATAGGATGGTCAACCTTTTTCCTGAAGCAATACCTGAAGGCGGTCAAACCAATGGTTTTCTTAATCGCGCGCCTGGTTTAAGTTTACTTGCTACAATTGGCACAGGCCCTATTCGTGGATTGTGGACTCATCAAAATAACGGTTTAGAAGCTTTTGTTGTATCAGGTAGCGAATTATATAAAATAACTAATGCTTACACCGCTACGTTACTTGGTACGGTTACAGGCACAGGCCCTGTATCGATTGCTGATAGTGGTACACAAATTTTCTTTGCTTGTAATCCTGATGCGTATGTTTATACTTATGCAACCAACGTGTTAGTTAAAATTACTGACACTAACTTTGCAGGCGCTAAAACTGTTTGTTATATAGATGGTTATTTTGCTTTTAACCAACCTGACACACAAATTATTTGGACAACTAACATCTTTGATGCACTAACGATTGATCCATTGGCTTTTGCCGCTGCAGAAAGTTCACCAGACCTAGTTCAAGCCGTGGCGTCTAACAATCGTGAAGTATGGGTGTTTGGTGCTGGTACAACTGAAGTATGGTATGACGCTGCAACCGTACCATTTCCATTAGCACCAATTCAAGGTGCTTACAATGAGATTGGTTGCATAGCACCATTTTCTATTGCTAAGTTAGATAATAGTTTATTTTGGCTTGGGGCTGATCCTAGAGGTTATGGCATCATTTATCGTAATCAAGGGTACACAGGCAAGCGCATTTCAACGCACGCTGTAGAGTACGCTATACAGCAGTATGGTGACATATCGGATGCAATAGCTTACACTTATCAAGCAGAAGGTCATGCGTTTTATGTTTTAAACTTCCCAACGGCTAATGCCACTTGGGTATTTGACGTAGCTACAAACGCTTGGCATGAACGTGCAGGATGGGATAACGGTGCATTTACACGCCATCGTGGGCAATGTCAGATGAGTTTTAATAACCAAACTATTGTAGGCGATTACCAAAACGGTAACATTTATGCTTTGGATTTAGATGTCTACGCAGATAACGGACAGATACAAAAATGGTTGCGATCTTGGCGCCCAATACCGCCTAATCAAAATAATCTAAAACGTACGGCGCAACACACACTACAATTAATTTGTGAATCAGGCGTTGGCTTAAACTCAGGTCAAGGCGAAGATCCACAAGTAATGCTTCGTTGGTCAGATGATGGTGGGCATACTTGGTCAAATGAATTTTGGATTTCAATGGGTAAAATTGGGGAATATGGTCGCAGAGCCATTTGGCGTCGCTTAGGAATGACGACAAAGCTACGTGACCGCATTTATGAAGTATCAGGTACTGACCCTAACAAAATCATTATTGTAGGCGCAGAACTATTCCTAAATGGCACCAATGCCTAACATAACGCTACTACCATCAGCTAAAGTTCCTCTCATTTATACTGAGGGTGATACTATGACAACCGAATGGTACCGTTTCTTTTGGAACATCTATGGTTTTACAGGCACAGGCGTAATTCCTGTCGATAAAGGTGGAACTGGCTTAGATACGATTGGCAACCATCAAATCATTATCGGCAATGCTAATAGTGTGTTTGAGCCTGCATCGTTTTCAAGCAGTAGTTTAACAATTACATACCCAACAGGTTATGTTAATTTAGAACTTGGTACGTCTACCGTAACGCCTGGCACATATGGTTCAGCAACTCAAGTCGGTGTTTTTACGGTCAATAGTTACGGTGTTTTAACGGCAGCGTCTAATACCTTAATTGGTATAGATGCTAATCAAATTACTAGCGGTACGCTTTTGGTAGCAAGAGGCGGTACAGGTGCAGCGACCTTAACAGGTTATGTTAAAGGTAATGGCACAAGTGCATTTACTGCTAACGCAACTGTGCCAACAACTGATTTATCAGGAACTATAACAAACGCACAATTAGCAAATTCAACTATCTCAGGTGTGTCATTAGGTGGTAATTTATTAGATTTAACGGCTGGAACAGGAGTATCGTTTAGCGCAGGTACGACTTATAACGGTTCGGCTGCTATTACAATTAACGCTACAGGATCAGGTGGGACAGTTACTAGCGTTACGGCAACTGCACCAGTAGCTTCAACAGGTGGAACAACTCCTGTAATTAGTATGCCAGTTGCCACTACTTCTGTAAGTGGTTATTTAAGTTCAACTGATTGGACTACATTTAATAATAAACAGCCATCTGGTACTTATGTCACATCAGTAACAGCTACAACACCTGTTACTTCAACAGGTGGTACTACTCCTGTTATTGCTATGCCAGTAGCAACTACTTCTGTAAGCGGTTATTTAAGTTCAACTGATTGGACTACTTTTAATAATAAAGGAACAGGTTCTGTTACATCAGTTGCTGCAAGTGTACCTGCTTTTTTAAGTATTACAGGTAGTCCAATTACAACAAGTGGCACATTGGCAATTACTTATTCAGGAACTGCATTGCCAATAGCTAATGGTGGAACTGCACAGACTAGTTTTACTACTGGTCGAATTCATTTTGGTTCTTTTAGCACTTCAGCCAGTTTATTTTGGGATAACACAAATAGTTAT